ACTTGCTCCTGTTGCATCTCAGGGTTCATGCTTGTAAATATAGAACGCAACGTAATTAATTTAGAAGCTGGCATATCCTCCCGATCACGTACCCCTGAAGACAACACGGAATAGATACGTCCTTTTAAGACATCACTTTGTTGAGCTGTTGATTGATTACTTACTTCAGCTAACTTAGTATTAACTTTCGAAAGTAAAGGCGTAAGCTGTCTGACTGCTTCCTTTGTTCCGAATACGGGTTTCTTGTTAACACGTATAGTACCCATAGAATCCAACAAACGTTTAGCGTCATTGTATCTTCTTTGTGCGTAGAGTTGATCGACATTAGCAGCAAACCCATCAATCATTAGTTTGTTTCTTTGTGTTTTATCTACTCCTGAATCAGCAAACAATTGCTCAAAGTTATCAGCAACATCAGCTAGTACGGCTGTATCGAATCCCTTATCACGTGTGACATTAGAAAGAGTTAGCGTAAGTTCATCTTGTAAGCCTTGCTCAACTGCTTGTTGTTTCTTTTGCTCGTAAGCGATTGATAGTTTATTCTTATACGGAGAAGTTACCGTATTCCATAAAGATTTAGCCGCAACAGAACTGGATGCTACGTTACCCACTTCATTACTAAAGTTAGTCCATTGTTGGTTGATATATTCGTCAACACTAGCGTCGAACTCTTCTCTAGTTTGGTATTTATCAAGATTTAACAAATCATCTGAGTCCGTCTGCATTTGAGGTATAACAGAATTATTTATAGCTCTTTTCAATAACACATCACGATAAGCTCTGTCTCTGTTATATCTAGCTAAAGGATGAAAACCGTTAATGTCTTTATCTCCTAACTTTTTAAGCTCTTGTATTACGTTCTGTTCTTCTACTACCTCGGCTTGTTCAACACCTATCTTCTCCTGTACTTGTTGTAACTGACCGTACTGCTGTAACATCGGATTAACTTGTCCTAACGCATCCGCTAGGTCCATCAACTTATTACGCCCTGCTTGTCGAACTTGTATGCCGTACTGACCTGCCCGTTGAATGGTAGGTGATATACCGGGCACTGCGTCCCCTAATCCTTGTACTTGTACTCGTTCTCTAGCCATGATTTAAAGTAGTTTGTAACCACCGGGGGTCATTGTGCTACCTGATCCTCCCCTATAAGAACCTGCTGTAGTTTGATTAATGCCAGCTGTTCCTCCACTACCACTGCCTATTCTACTTCCTATCTGAAGACCAGTGGATAAACCACCCAGTCCTCCGCTTATAGCACCTAAACCAGCGGTAAGAAAGCTAGGTCTGGCAATAGGTCGATCAATCCCGATCTGACGTTGTTGTGTAGCAAACCCTGCTTGTTCAAGTTGTAAACCCGTTCCTACTCCACGTAGTTCCTGTTGTCTTAAAAGTGCTGCACGATAACCACCCTCTTGTCTCATGTAGTCATCCATCAATGCCTGTACACTAGCACCTGCTACACCTGCTTCTCCAGCAGACACTCTAGCACGGGCTAACGCAGCTTGTGATTTCTTGCTGACTTGCTCCAGTTCTCTACCAACTGCTTCTTGCTCTTGTGCTTGACGCATTCTAATAGAGCTTTGTTCCTGTAAAAATCTTTGACGCTCTGCTGCTGCTGCTTGTGCTTGGTACGCTGCTTGCTGTTGAGCCATCCTTCTTTGCCCTGCATACGAAGCTACGGACTGCCCAGCACCTGCTAAGGCACTTACTGCTGCTATTGCTAAACCTGCGTCACACATATTTACTTACTCCTTAATATAAATGACTGATAACCGTCGTGTTGGCAATCGTTAAACTCAGCACCTAACCACTTCAACCACCTGTAGCTCAAGTTGTTGCTAGTCATTATAATGTTTGTTAGGTAGTCAAATCCATTCATCAAATCCTCAACATAACTCTTTGAATGTTTTAAGAAATACTTTCTGATCTTAGGCATCTTACGAGTTCCCAACAACCACGCAACTCCTACATTATTAGCAGGGGCAACTCCAAAACAACAATGTAAACCTTCATCCGTTCTTACGCTGTAGCACTTACTGGATGTAGAAAAAGAGTGTTCGATTGCATCCCTTGGATGAGTCATCAGACCTATACACTCGATCATATCTTCTTCTCTCATGTCGTCGTATAAATCAAAAGTATCCATATCTGGTTGTGCTTTTTCCACTCTAACTTCCATATCGTTTTGCTCTCGGTATTATCATTGATTCAAACTCCGCAGCCAACAGCTTACAAGGCAACGCACTATCACTCTTTACTTCAATGGTTGCTTCATTTGGTTGGGCTTGTACGGCAAATCTAAAGTGTCCACTCTCTGGTGTAAAAGAATCCAAGGTAGATAACGACGCTAACAATGTTGGGTTGTATGCGTAGGTGTAAGTATCTCTGAATCTAGGAGTTACTTCTACAGTAAAGTGCCCAGTGTCTGCGTATTCAATACTAGCATTACGAATCGTTTGGAAGGTGTAATCACTAGAACTACGACCACCACGCTCTGTTGGTTGCTTCAGTATTTGATTGGAAAACCTGTACAACATATCGTAAGGAATACCAGCGAAGAATGGAGTAGATGACAAGTCTCCACTTACTGTACCTGCCTCATCCGTAGTCTTAGTAAACTCCTTATAATTACCACCTTTTGTATAAATAACAACGTTAGCAGGATCGTAAGGAAACCCACTAATCGTAGTAGTCTTAGAAGCAGCATCGTAGGTAGCTGTTAAGGTGTATAAAGTTGTCTCAGCACTGTCTAACCTACTATCTAACAACAACTTGTAAGTCAGTCCTGTATCTGTCTGACCTGTCTCCATTGTAGCTTTTTCTAGGTGTAAACCTGTAGAGTCACTTGTTATTAAGTACAAGTCAGAATCTATAAAATCAAAACCTCTAATGTCACGGCTGTAAGTAAACTTCATCCATGCACTCTGTATCTTCTCTTTATTCTGCCAGTAGTATTTATAGACATACAACGACCTAGCTTCCGTGCTGGACTTACAGATAACCATGTTCTCTGAAGCCGTTCCTACAAGATGCGTGATGTCAGATGGAATATACTTTGGGGCTTGTGCTGTAATCTCAGTAGCTTCAAATACCTCGGTATTGTTATCAACGTAGTATTCATACAAACCTTCAAACGATTGTCTCTTAAATGGAAAGTAAATGTAGTTACCTAAAGCAATTGGTTCTATGTTGTCAGATATATCGTACTCTGTGACAGGTGAAATAGCTACCGTCTTTGGACTCAATATCTCTGCACCTCTTAATACGAACTGAGACTGCTTACTAAATAGCATTAACTTTTCTTGAAACGGTATAGCGTGTTGAAGGATCGCTACTTTAGTGTGGCTGAGTCCTACGTCTATCGGTGCAGAGTCTAACAACTGTTGTGTGGTCGTTCTGAAGAAATTAAAGTACTGGTCTGCTTCACTAAAGATAACGTTGCTGTCTGTTAGGAAACCTAAGCGGTTCTTAAAGAAGAATACATCGTTTATTGTTTTATTAGTGAACGACGGAAATGGATTTGTTAAGTTATCACCTGCTGCTCTTTGACTCCATTTAGGTGCATCAGTTGAATCTTCGTTGGGTGACTGTAATTTAAACGAAGTTACTGTATTCCCTGTAAAAACAGGTTTTAAAGTTATAGGCATTGTTGACGGATCAAAAGCATTTTTTAAAGCTTCTACATCGCTCGCTGAAGCACCGTCATTCCACCATCCGACCGTTTCAATCCAAGAACCTTCACCAAAATCCATGCCGTCCTTTGTTTTGAAAGCAACATAATAATCATCTTGGTCTATATCAGCGTCCCCTACTATTTTAACTTTAAAATTATTATAGCAGACAGCAGGTAGTTCGGTAATGCTATTAACTTCTTTATAGATAGCACCTAGTCCTTGATCGCTAAGTCCATCTGAGGTTCTTATACTGAAGTCTGATAACTTATAAACAGCACTGTTAACCCACGCTTGAGCATTTGTAATTGATGCAGGAGCTTCTTGCCAATACTCTGTCCAATCAGAACCAACACCCGGCTCACTATCGCTCGTTGCTGTATGATCTTTAATTAAAGAATAAAAAGTAGTATTATGTTGTACATATCTAACTGATTTTAATCGAATAATACTTTCTTTAACATCTACTTCATAAGTAGCTCCTGCAACGTTGGGTATAACTACTGTGCCTAGTGTCGGAAAAGTGTAACCAAAGTTAGAGGCATTAGACGATGTAACTGTTTGGAAAAGAGACCACCCAAACCAATTTGTTCCAATAGTAGGCGAAAAAACCCATCTACCTTTATATATTTGTATTTCTAAAGTTGTTGTTAACGAAGCGTCATAGCCCGTTCCTTGGTTTGTTAATTCAGCACTCGCTATAGAGCCGTCTGTGTTAGTTAATATGTATCCTTTTGCTCCTGTTCCAGTAGTGCCTTGAGTTAAAGTAAATTCTATTTTGTAAACGTCTGCATTTATTACCGTAGGTGAAACAGCTCCAGCGTCTATTAAGGGAGCATACGGAAGACCGAACCCTCCTGTTATATTAACATTTTGTACGGATTGTGTTGTTGCCGTAGAGTTTACCGCTATGTAAGCGTCTATAAGTTCTTTTAGGTCGTTAGCTATCTTAGTTGTATCCGCAGCAAAACCACTTGTCGAAGATTTATCCGATCTATATGTAGCAGAAGACGGGCTGGGGTCGGTATGAGTGCTAGGAGCTAAAAGGGTAACTGTGCTGTCATAAGGAACTAATGTGTCGTTAATAAAGACGCTGTAGTTCTTTTCGTAGTCTCCTAACTTAACAACAATTAAGCCTTCTTTGGGAGGCAACCTAGAGTAATTCGATTCTTCCGTGCTTTTAGCGACTACCTTATTCTTATTAACAAGGAATGTATAGTCAGCAACTGTTAACGCTGTTAAGTCTGTTCTAGGTGTGGTTATACCACTGAGGTAACTAGTGGCTATAGATGTAGTTGAAACAGGAATATCTGCACCTGTCTCAAGGTTTGTGGCTTTAACTTGTACTGTTCCACCGCTTTCACCTACAGTAACTGCGTATTTGTTAGTTTCATCACGCTTAACAAAATGAGTAAATAAATCAGAGTCGTCTGTGGGTGTTATGCTTTTTACATAATCCGTATTGGGTCGCTTTACTAATCCCTCAACAACTGTGGACCAAGCATTTATCTGCTCATCACTTTGACCGGGATAACGTAAATTATCAGGTTGTTGCGATACACCTTGTACGAGATTCGGTACGCTTGTTACAAGTAACGGCATAGCTTATCTGTCCAAGACTCTCAATACGCTGTAGTTGTCAAAGATAGTACGATCCGCTGCTTCGGAGTCACTATCAATCGCTCTAGCTTTCGCTTCTATCTCATCACGCAAAGCAAACCCTTCAATCTCTCGACTACCTAAAAAACGATTAGCAAAGATACGAGCTGCTTTAATTGTGATGTAGTGTCGGAATTGTTCGGGTAGTTCTGTAAACTCCAACTCAAAAGTTATGGAGGCTTCTACTGCCTTTGTCCATATATCAGTGTGTTCCTTACGATCATACAATATTAAACCACGTTGTACTGGATCGACGTCTGTGTAAATCTCTGGGTCTAGGTCAACTCTTAGAGTGTTACTAGGCAGATTGATCTTACTTGTACCAGCGTCAGGTGTAAGGGTGTATTTGTGTTCTGTGTTAAAGTGCCAACCTTCTGATTGTATTGCTTTACTGGTTTCATCTAACACGGTTTCAGCTTGGATTACGGTAACTGGAACGCTTGTACCTCCTAATGTATTGACGGGTGTTTCCCCGATAACGGAGATCATTGTATTAACAGCGTTTAGTTTCGTAGTAAGTGCCATAGCTAATTATAAAAGATTAATCTCGGAGAGGGGAGCGGAACGAATCACAGACCTCCCAACACCGAGAGAAAGCAAGTTGTTACTTCTGAAGCTCGATAGCACACTCAGGACGGAGGACTCCGTGACCCATAGCATACTTCGCAACAAAAAGCGTACCTTGACGCTCGATCTGATACTCGGACTCGGTAGCAAGATCAAGCAGTTTAACAGTTCCAACAGCAGCGGAATGAGAAACAACACCAAGAGTATTGGTAAAGTTACCATTGTATCCGACACCGTTAGCACCAAACACATCGTTACTAGCAGCACCGTCTCCAGTAGAAGTAGTAGACAAATCAGTTGATGGAATGTGATTACTCTTGTAAATGCTGATACCAGCAACTTGAGGAATCGAACCAGAAGCAATGCTTCCTAAACCTCCGACGTCTTTATTGACTGCGGAAGTAGAGATAGCAAGCGAACCAGCTCCACCAGTGATTAGTTTGTAATACTCTTGAGGACGAATAACTGCAAAACGTCCGTCTGAAGGTACGTCGTTCTCGTCGAGCTTTTGAGCTGCGGTAAAGAGAGCAGCGGTTAATTCAGCACCAGTTGGATCAGTGTTGTCCGTGTCGTCTGCGGAATCCGATCCGTCTCCCACTGCGTTAGCAGAAACGTCGAGGATACCACCAGTTTTACCACCAGTTACAGCAGCAGCACTACGAGCGGCAGCGATGAACACTTTAGCAAGAGCGGTGTCAAAACGAACAGCAAGAGCCTTACCCAACTCGTTAGCGTAAACTGAACGAATGTCGTAGTGGTTCTTAACGTCGTCGATGTTTGACAAGAACGTGGAAGCCAAAAGCATCTTGTCGATGGTAATGACTTTTTCAGCCTTGTTGATGTCGCTCAAGTAGCTGTTACCAGCGTCAGCGATGTTTTCACCGGGGGTGTGATATGAAGCGGAGGCGACTCCTGTTACTGGGAATTGTGCAGATTTGCCGTTTTCAATTGTACGAACGGTATGCAGAGCTTTAAAGACATTAGATTCTTCAAAGGTTTGCAAGATTTCACCGCTGAACTTCTTGAGAAACAACGCATCAACATCACCAGCACCATTAATCTGACCTACGCGTGAGGGGGATGTATCTCCATTAGCCATGATATATAATCTCCTATATTACGTATGTTATAATTTATTGTTTATTGTTTGGGTGACTTTCACTTCGTTCGTTCGCAGGATTGTCCTCCGCAGAGGGTCTAGGGACTAATTGTCGTTAATTGTCTATAAAATGATTACTATTAGTAAAGTAACAAAACAAGAGTTTGTCAACCCTACTAGCCTCTCTTACCACTTGGACCAAAATAAAATCCTAAAATACAAGGTAAAATTACCGTGCATCCCATAAGGCTGATGTGTCCAGAAGAAATAATGATCGGCTTCTGTGCAGCTTGCCATTTGAATAACCCGAAGAAGAACTCGTTGTATCCCTCTCCGTCTGCATTGGTGACGGTAAGTATTTCTGCGTTGGGATAGAGGGTACAGAGGATGATACACGAGCAGAGCGTAGACACCCCGATAATAGCAAGACAACGACGAGTAAAAGAAACAAACTCATTAACACCGCTTTTAGCCAACTCAGCTTGGAGTCTAAGAAAATTATCATTCGCTCTAGCTTCCCTCGCCATCTCAATATCGTGCTTTTGCTGACGGGCTTCGAACACATAACCAAAAACACCTTTAAGGATTGCACCCATAGCCGTGCTACCACCGCCTGTAATAAATAACATAAGTAACTCACCCATTGTTTCATCTCATCCCTTCTACCTTTGCACGTAGTAAATCCAGTTCTTTTTCTAAATACTTTATTCTCTCAAACTGTTGATGGTCAGAAGTAATTGGCATATCTTGCATCTCAACCAGATGGTCTAAGTCGCTTTTAGCTTGTTCTGCAAACTTCTCTATGTGCATCATTCGTGCTGATAGATCGCCTAATAAAGTCCCTTCGTGCTGTACCCTATCCAGTCCGTTATCTAGCGTAGTTAGTTTGTTCCAGATAACACTGTACCCCCATACTGCCGTACCTACAATAGCGATGACCTTTGCCATGAACGCTAGGTTGGCTTTGACTTGTGTGCTTTCGCCTATCTCAGATGCCATGTTTTTAATCATATCTAAATAGAATTAGATCGGCAAATAAAAAGACGTCTTGGAACTTTAGAAAAAAACCTTTGAAACCAAGAAACAAAGGGAGAAAAACCAAAGACCAAGACGTCTCTACACTAATCGACTACTAATATTTATATAAGGTTACTTACAGAAAGTCGTCTGTCAATCTCTTCGTGATATGCTTTATCGTTACTTTTATATCTAGGATCAGATTGGGCACGAGCTAGTTCCTGCATACTTCTAAACGGCATGACTGAACTACCATTAACTGCACCCTGTACTAATTTAGGTGAAGTTCCGTTTGCTTGTGCGTATCTTTCGTAAAGTGATTTTACTGCAAACTTTGCTTGCTCCTTTGACCCGGTTGTAACGATGTCATCAAATGCGTCAATCTCTTCTTCAGTCAAGTTGTCGTTTGCCCAGTCAGCCATAGCATCGAACTGTCCATTCGCTATACTTTTAATCTCTCCTTCTTCTGACTGTAAGAGTGCTTGTTGTCCAGCTGCATAGCTATCAACGAGATCACGTGGTAGTCCTACTTCCTCAAGCTTTTTATAAGTCTCTTCAGACAGTTGACCGTCATTAGCAAAGAACTCCTGACTAGCTTCCACAACAGCTTCATTATAATTACCGTTCTCTTGATTATCAGTTGCGTTGTCGTTGTTGTCATCTTGAACATCTCCTTCATCTGTTACTTCTTCTTCTTGTGTTTGTTGATTTGCCCCTGCTCCCATTTTCTTTTCCAGTTCTCCGTAGGCTCTCGCCATTGCTTCCGCTGACTCGAATTTCTCTGGTAACCATTCTGGGCGTTCTTGCTCGACTTGAGGTTCTTTAACCTCCTCTGACGGCTGTTTATCGGGTTCAATCTCGTTCGGTGCTTGTTCGTTTATTTCTACTCGGTGTAGTTCTGCCATTGTTATGTCTCTTCAGTAGGTGGTTCTTGTTGTGCCATGTACTGCTCCTGAGCTGCGTTGATGGCAGGTGCTACTGCGGGTTGTCCCAGCTTCTGTGCCATCTCCATCATTTGAGCTTGTTGCATAGCTTGTTGAATTTCTTCGTCAGTCTTAATCAACCCTTCGGTTTCAATGCCTAGAGCTGTAGCACGACGTTTAAAATAATCACTAACATTTAAGTATTGATTGACCGCTTGTGGTCCTACTACCTGATTCGCTCCAGCTAAGAATAGATCAAGACGTTGTAAATCATTACCACGACCAAGTGCTTCAACACCCGTAACAATGGTAGGTTTAACAATATCTTTTGGTAGTTTAGGCAAACGCTTATCTTTGGACATACGATCCATCAAACGACTAACGATTGGTAGTTGTAGTTCCTGTGATAAAAGAGAGTAGAGACCGCCAAGGGCTGCTTCCAGTTCTTGACTGAGCATTCTTATTTCCTCAGCGGTCACTCTCTCAGCGTCTCTAACAACCCCACTTGTCAGAAGAAATGCTTGTGATAACCGATCCGTAATACCAGCCATAGTAGCTTGTGCAGTACGGAAGTCATTAAATTTATTTAGTTGCAGAACAGATACATCTCCATCTGAACCCTGTACGATTGCTCCGTTCGGTGCTTCTGCTAACGTTCTTGCCCGTGTCGTACCGTTCGGGTTAACCATGAATAACACCTTGGCAGCAGCTGCACTACCTTCAACGATAGCTTTCGTAAGCGACTCCAACGATTTGATGTCACCGATGTACTCCTCAACAAATCCCCTGCCGTAGTCCTCTCCATCAATCTGGGTGTAGCGTAACGGAAGCCACGGGGACTTTTCAATTGGATACTCACCCACACTTTCCTCGATGAGCATTCCTTTGACGTCCTGTTTGATTTTGTATTTGTCTCCTTCTCGTATGATGGATGTGTAAAGATCACAGGTGTTTTCCTTTTCTGTTCGATAAACTTCTTCACGCACACTCTCTGGTAACATCATTGGTGCTACCGTTTCTTTTACAGCTATATGTGTGACGTTGCCCATTGGATCACGTTTAACGACATAACGATCCAATCGAAAGACTCGCATTCCTCCTTCATCTGGTAAGTACAACAAACTATTACCACTAATAAGAAGATTCTTTAGTGCTTGGAAGATACCGTTTCTAAAGTTTAATACCTCCACTTCCTGAGATACAGTACGCTCTACTTCAGCTAATGCTTTCTCAAGATCACTACGTAGTTGTTCTGCACCTTCTGGTCCTAACTCCGCTTTTGCTTTATCCAGTTCATACCGATCAATCACTAAACGAAAGAACGGAGCGTTCGGAGGCAACAAAGCTAACAACAACTTA